GGCTTGTGAGGAGAGGGAGAGCTGGGACATTAAGAAAATGGCCATAGCTATGAGGGCATCTAACCTTAAGGACAAGGACTTTAAGAAGTTTTTAGAGGATTAAAATGGCACAAGAGTTTGATCTACTGATAAAAATTTCTGCTGCAACCGATGGGGTCGCCTCTGCATTTAATAAAATGGCAGATGGTCTCGATAAACTTGAAAAGAAACTAAAGAAATTTGGTCGTGAATTTACTCAGAACGTAACAGCTCCGGTCGCAGCCCTTGCTGCATTATCTCTAAAAAAGGTATTCGATGATGCTGTTATAGGAAAGGGTACGGAGGCCACAAATGCCTTTGCCGCTAGTGTTCAGGGTCTTAAAAAAGACTTCGATTCGCTACTAATCACTATAGGAGAGAGATTAGCTCCGATAGCCACGAAAGTTTCTAACTTTTTCTCTAACATGATCAGGGCGTTCAATTCTCTATCGCCTGCAATGCAAGATATCGTAGTTAAAATTGGGCTTTTTGCTGCTGCCATAGGTCCTGTGGCATTGGGATTAGCCTCTGTAGTTGGAATTGCTAGTAAGCTGTTACCAATTTTTGCAGGACTATCCACAGCTATCGGTGCGATTGTTAGCGTACTATCATCTCCAATAACACTTATCGTTGGATTAGGCGCAGCCGTTGCTGGCCTTGTTAACGTCTTTTTAAAGCTTAAAGAGGCCGGAGTATCAACTGGCAATGCTATTATAATGACGTTCAATTTAGTCGTTGGATTCGTTCAGAAGTTTGTACTTGGGACAATCGCAAAAGTAGTAGGCAAGGTTTATTCTTTGACTGGAAAGTTGGCTGGCCTTGTCAGTGCTGACCTTAAGAAGAGTTACGATGAGGCTGCTGCGTTTGCAGATGGGGTTGCAAATAATCTTTCTACTCCATTCGATAATGCAAAGGCAGAGATAGATGCTAAACTTTCGTCAATAGGTTCTAGCGCAGGAAAAGCATTTACGTTTGGACTTAGCGAATCAGTTCCAAATATGATTTCATCCTTCATGTCTGGACTGGATCAGGTTACTTCGTCTACTGGAAATAAACTTGTTACGTTCTCCGAAGAGATTGCTGCGAAGGCAAAGGAAATCAACACTCAAATCGCAAGCTCTGCCACTGATGGCTTGCTTGCCCTAGCCGAAGGAACAAAGACAGCAGAGCAAGCTTTTGCAGACATGGCTAGAAGCATTATTAAGAACATTGCTCAGATGATAATTCAGCAGACTATTTTCAATGCTATTTCCGGGGCCAGCGGAACTGGTGGGATCGGTGGATTTTTTGGTAGGGCGGCTGCTAAGGGGTTTGCGTCTGGTGGATTCGTAACTGGTCCTGGTACCAGCACATCTGACTCTATTCCTGCCATGTTATCTAACGGAGAGTTTGTAACTGACGCAAAAACAGTAGCTACATTCGGGACTGATTTCTTTCATAATCTTAAACGTATGTCTAGAAACGGTGCTGTCACTCGCGGAGTAAGGTCTGGAAATAACTTTGCAGAGGGTGGATTAGTTACCGGTTCTTCTCAGGCTCCACAAGTTGTTATTCAGAATAGCGGATCACCTAAGAACGTAGCAGAAACTTCATTCGATCCACAGACTGCGGTGACTACGGTTATCTTAGAGGACTTTAATAAGAATGGTCCTATTTCAAAATCAATGCAGCGATCATTCTCGGTTAGAAAGGCAGGATTCACATGATGCCTTCAATGCCTAAGTATGTGTTCATCGACGATTCGACTTTGCAGAGAGTCAATGCTCCTAACGTATTGCGCTCGGAGATGGAAGTTGGTCCACAGAAAACGAGACAAATTCAAAGTGTCCCATTGTTTCAAGTGGCAATGTCGATTTCTGTTTGCAAAGATGATTTTAATTCATGGAGGCAGTTCTTTAATACTGATTTAAGGCATGGATCTTTATGGTTTCTCATGAAAGATCCGTTTGATGGAACTCTTCGTAGGTGGCGGTTCGTTGAAACTGATCTAACGTGGTCAAAAATGGGTACAGTTATGGTATCTCAGATTGCACTAGAGTCATACGATGAGCTATAGCACTGACTTTAAGATCAATGTTAATAAATTAAATTCAGATGAGGCACTTCTTATCCTCATGGAAATCACGCATCCATTTTTATCTAGCACATTGAGACTTGTGAATGACAATAAGAATTTTATTTTTAATTCTAACGAGTACATAGCGATGCCGTTTCAGGTCGTTAGACAAAGTGATATTCAGGGCGAATTACCGAAGGTTACTTTAAATGTTCCAAACGTAGGAAGAAGTCTAGTAAAATGGATTGACTCATCTGGTGGAGGTAGCGGAGCTGAGATTTCGATTATTCTAGCTAGACGATCTGCACCAACAACTATTGAAGAAAAGATAACATTTGGTATTGAATCAGTAAGCATTAGCACTGAATTGGTATCATTTAATTTAGTGATTCAGAACAATTTAGTTAAGCGTTCGATGCGATATATTTACGACACTAAAAGGGCTCCAGGTTTATTTTGATGTCTCATTGGTCTAGCAAGTATTTACAAATGGACTTTTCAAATACGACTTGCTCGGCTTTTTGTGAGTATGTTCTTAACGATCATTTTGGAAAAGAATATAAGTTTCCACAGAGTCAGGGATCTGTATTTAATCAATCTGCACAACTTAAAAAACACATTCCAGAGTATTGCATAGAGACTAAAGAACCAAAGGATGGTGACTTAGTTTTAATGAATGGGCTTCGTAGGCTTTGTCACGTTGGTTTATTTGTTAAGATCGGAGTAGTGGACTACGTTCTACATTGCGAGATAAAAATGGGTCGATCTGCTTTGCACAGGCTTAAAGACTTGTCCTCTTATGGATACACATTATCAGGATTCTATACATGGCTAAGGTAGTTTATTTTCACTCGCCTATTTTGAATGAAAAACAGGAATTTGATGCAATCACAATTCGTCAGGCCATGCTTCATTTTAAAATCGAGAACGATCCGTTATGCGTAGGCATTAACGGCGAGATTCCCGACGAGATTGATTTAGATGCGAAGTTAAATGACACAGACTTAGTTCAAATTCGTAGATATGTAGAGGGAAATTCGTCTAGTCAAAAGTCAGGTCTTGCTTCGATTATTCAGATTGCTGGCTTAATTACCGCATCATTTTTTACTGGTGGTGCGGCCATTGCGATATTGATTGGCTCATCGCTTATTTCTGGTGCATTAAATTCAAGGGCTGCTGAATTAAATGCTAAGGACCTTAATGGTGGAGATAATGAGCAGCCAGTAGATTCAAATAATTTCTCATTAGCTACCGCATCTAATAAAGCAAAGCAACAGTCTCCAATGCCTCTGGTTATGGGGTCGCACAGAATGGCTCCTGATATATTTACAGACGCTTATAGATATTATTTCGGATACGATAACGTATTCGGAGAGACGACTCCGGTTAACGACACTTTTTATCCAGGAATAACTGCTGCGAATGGTCCATTAAGTGCTACTGGTGGGTCTTGGGTTGAGATGCCTGTTGGATACATTCAGACAGGGTTCCCTGCTTATAAAATCAAGATAGCTCCATATCATTTTAGATCAGATACTAGCACACCAACGCCATCGGAAAAGACTGCAATCTTAGACGCTGTTAAAGCGGAATACACTCCAGGAGGTGGAGGAACTTCTTTAATTCGGTACTGGAAATTTGGCTCTGAGGTTTCACCTTTAGTTATTTACCATAGCGATGCATCTGATCCAATGCATGGACGTTATTCACTAATGCACCTTTTATGTCGTCAGGTAGAATCTGGGCTTGGGTATCATTCATTTTCACCACCAAGAACAAACATAAATAACTTATTCGACAATGATTCTACAAATACCTTAGACTGGTTCGACAAGGACGCCCCATACGGGGCTGGATCTGGAAATGACTATGCCTCTTTAAAATTATATCCGGCCAGCTCTAACTGGTATCCTTCTACCGTTGGGGGAGCGGAGTCGGCGGCAACTCTTTTGACTAAAATAAATACATTTCTAGTTTCCACTTTAAACAACGGCACTATAACTTCAGGAAACAAAACCAATTCTTTTGCAATTCAAAAAAGATTTATAACAACTGGAACAACGTCAGTAAATAAGACAGGAATTAAGGCATCAGAGCAAGTTTTCTGCTATGGATTGGGAGACTTAGACATTTCCGACCGAAAACTTGGAGGATTTAACGCTGATGATGGGTTAGATTTAATTTCACCAACTACAGAAACCCCGGTGACAGTTGGGAGAATTGAAAAAACCGATTCTGGTTTGATAGAGCAATGGCAGATCCCAGGTCAAATTAGGGGACTTTTAAATTGTGACTCGGTAGTTCTATCTAACGAAAACAAAACTGACACTAATATACCTGTTACAAATACAGATCCTGAGAACTGGGTTGTTCTTCGCGGAAAGCCAGGTCTTGAATCGTTTAATCTATTTTTCTCAGGCCAGGTTTACGCATTTTCAGGAACATCATTCGCAACAAACTCATCTAGGTATCAGGTTCAATTAAAAAGAAATACTGAGTCTACTTGGAACGAAGTTGAGGATTCTTTTGGAGCTTCAGGGTCAACATTCTTAGTCATAGAAAACAATAATTCTAAAAAGTTTGTTCAGAGATACACATACACTTGGCCTTTATTGACTCAAGACGAGTATTTAATGGCAAGAATTAGGAAGGTAACTAAGAACGCTAATGATAACAGTACTGCGAAGGTATCTAATATAGGTGTAGAATTTGCAGCGTTCTTTAAGTACAACGACTTTATAAGCGGCGATCCTGCTTATCCTACATTCACCAATAATGCTCCGTTAAACCTAGAGAATGTTCGAGTTACTGAGAACGTATCATCATCTGTTTCTCAATTTATTTACTCTGCTTTAGTAGAGGCGAAATGTTGGGTCTATGATGAGGTTTTAGACACATGGTCTTGGACTAAGACTAGAAATCCAGCATGGTGGTTCTTGTACTTTGCTTACGGTGGATTTTTAAACTTAGATTCAGATACTTCATACTCTTATCCGTATTCACCGACGTGGGGATGGGTCAACTATCCTGGACATCCAGATTCTACCGAACACATTTTCGGTGCAGGATTAACTAATGATGAGATTGATTTAGATAAGATTAAAGAGTGGGCAATTTTCTGCGACGACAACAACTTAAATTTTGATTTTATTTTAACTGAGGATATGTCAGTCAGCGATTGTCTAGAGAGAATTGCTAACGGCGGCCGTGGTTCTTGCACATACTATAAGGGAAAATTATCTGTTGTTTACGAAGATACGGACCAAGTGCCGACTTGTATGTTTGGAATGGGAAACATTATTTCTGGTTCTTTTTCGGTAGACTATTCTGTTTCTGATCCTGTTGGAAAAGTAATTTGTAAGTATGTAGACAGAGATCAGTCTTGGGAAACCAAGGAAGTTGAGAGTGCGGTACCATTTGCGTCCTCCGATAATGTGAAGTCACAAGAAATTACATTAAGTGGAGTTACTGAGTCAGCAAGAGCGCAAAGAGAGGTTAATATATTAGCAGCTAGACAGTATTATCAGAGAAGAAGTTATACCTGGAAAGTTGATTTCGAGGGACTTATTGCTAGGCGTGGCGATTTGGTTTATTTATCCCACGATTCTACTCAGTATGGATTCTCTGGCCGGGTGATGAAGTTTAACACTACGGCGGGGTTAATAACTTCAATAGACGTTGGATCTGAACTAGATTCATCTATTCTTTATGTAACTATTCGTGAGCCAAATGGTTCTATGGCGACTTATCCTTGCACTGTATCTGGGCAGAGAATTACTTTCGGAGCTGCGTATCCTTTAGCAAAGGCTCCGTACTATATAAGTCCGACAGAATCTAATACTTCAAGCGCGTACTTAAACTCAGTGCCGGAGGACTTTGTATTTATTGCCGGAAGCAAGGCTACGCCGGGAAAGATCGTTAGAATTTCCGAGATCATTTCCGAAGATGATTTGACATTTACTATTAAGGCTGTGGACGAAGATCCTGCTATGTGGTCTTACGAATTTGGACCACCTATTGATAATGAGTCTTTTGACGACTCTGAATTAGTTCTAGAGGTCCTATCTGCTGGCTTTACTTTACTAGGCAATGGTCTAGTGAAAGTAAATTGGAACATGACTACTGGTGACTATGTTCAAATAATAAACAAAGAGACTGGTTTGCCAATTCAAGAAAACGGAAGTTATTCATTTACGGGTAATGAGGTGACGCTTGAGTTGGTGGCTGGTCAGAAGTACACTTTAGAAATAAAACCGTTTGCGGTTGGTACGCCGTATAAGTCAGTTTCTAAGGAGATCACTTTTTGGCAGACGTAACGATTAACTCTAAGGAATTTAAGAAGGCGATTAAGGCCTTACAGTCTAAGCTTACGAACGCGACTCCTGCGTTTCGCGATATTGCTAATATTGAATTATCCGAGACTAAGTTACGTTACAAAAATGAAGTTGATCCCCAAGGCAAGCGATGGCCTAATCCATTTACAATTCGGCGTGACGGTGGTGGGGCTAGACTTCAATCTGTTGATCCTTGGGGCTACGTTGTAGCCTCTAATTATCATGCAGCACCTCCTGGCTATCACTTTTTTAGACCTGGTTCTGATAAGATTTTAATGGATACAGGAACGTTATTTAATTCTATAGGACGCGCTTACGGTCCTAATTATGCGGTTGTAGGAACTAATGTAGAGTACGCGAGAAAACTAAATAACGGAAAGTTTCAGTTCTTAGGTATTAACAAAAAAACTATGCAAAACGTAGAATCTGTTTTCACATTCTACATTAACAAAGCGGTGAAAAAATGATTACATGGCCTAATCTTGGATTGTATGGAAACTTCGGGTCTTGTGAAGAGGGTTCGTTAGCGGCCTTAAATCAAGATTTACTTTTATTAGATACTCTTTCACAGGCATCTATTAAAAACTTTGTTGCTGCACTACCTGGATCTCCGGTAGCTGGAGACACTTACGTATTAACGACGGATAAGAAAATCAATGTCTGGAATGGTAGCGCATGGGTTTCTATCACTCCGCAAAAAGGTTATTTAGTATTCGACGAGACTTCAAATCAGTTTTATTGGTTCGATGGTACTAACTGGGCTCTAATGCCAGTCACTCCTGGGGACGTTGTTGGTCCTGCGTCGTCTACTGATAACGCGATTGTCAGATGGGACGGCATTACAGGAAAGCTAGTTCAAGATTCTGGTATTTTGATTAGCGATACAAATAAATTAACTGGTGCTAATTTATTATCTACGAATTTTTTAGACGGAATTATGACTGAAGATTCTACATCTACAGGATCTAATGCTGATCTGGGTGCGCTTGCTTCAATGGTTATTCGATTAACAAATAATTCGTTGGTATCAGTATCCGATTTAGACGCTCCGTTATTATCTACAAACTCAAGATTTCATATTTTAATGAACGAGACTGGTAATAAAATTGTTATCAAAAACAACTCTATTATCAGGACTGGGACAAAAGCCGATTTAGATTTGGAGGACGAGGCTGCGATTTGGATTGCTTGGGATAATTCAGCATCGCAATGGGTTGTTGTCGGCGGCGCTGGTAGCGGAGGCTCTAGACTTGTTTTTGGAACATCGTCTGCGCCAAGGGACATCGTTGCTGCGAATGGAATTGTAACTGCAGACTCTCATATCTCAACAACTTCTATGGATCAGCTTGTTTATGTTCGCGGGTCTGTAGCGGCGACAGAGTGCATTATCTCTGCAAGTCCTATGATTTCTTTACATACAAAAGATGGGGCAAGGCTTACGCTTGTAGGCACTGATAGCACACGTCCGGTCACCATTTCAGATGCGACAGGATTGGTGACTAAGGGGACATTGCAATTAAATCAGGATTCTAGAGCGGTATTTGATTTTGATTTATCAGCTAACAAATGGAGTTTAGTATCATGGTCGGAGTAATTTTAAATCTTATTTTATCTTTAGCGATGGCAAATGGTAATGGTTCGCCAGTTCAAGGTGACTACGCCATTGGACTTATGAAGCCTGACACAAACTTCATAATCAATCCGATTGCTGAAAAGAATACTTTCGGAAGTTCGGTTTCAAACGCTTCAGTATCTCGTGACACTGATTCGAGTGAGCAGCTTTATGGAAAGGCTAGTTGGATTTGTGATGCTTCTGCGCAGAATGGCTACTGTGAATTTGCTTTAAAGTCTATCACTAATCCGGCGCAAGCAGGTAACTGTGCTGCTTATGCTTATGTGAAGGGCGATGCTTCTCTTTATAAACTTCAAATTTTAGATGGATCTGCGAATGTTCTAGGCAGCTCCCCAGTTCTAGGAAACTACACAGAGTGGACTACTGTAGAGGCTACATATCCATGCGGTTCAAGCCGTAAAGTACGATTTACTCAGACTGAAAGCGGTACTGGCGAGGCTGTGAATCTCGGTGTGTTCTACGGAATAAATCAAAACATCGGCACCGTGGCTCAGGCTACAGTCGTGTTTACAGGATATATTCCACTTGCAGGTTCTTGCTCGTGGAGCAGAACAGGGGCTTTGGGCGCACCAGCATCCAATGCTTCCTGCTCTGACAACGTAACAACAACATACATAAATAATCAGTACGCTACTCTTGATGGAACCACGAACGATCTTCCAAGGTTTAAGTTTTCTAGTCTTGCTGCTGGAGAATATCTTGTAGAGGTAAATGGCGGTAAAGTTGAGCACGCAAGCGCAGGCGTTGCGGTTTCTTCAAGTTTATACAACACAACAGCTAGTGCATATTTAAATTCTGCCGATAAAGTTTGGACTCAATCAAGCGGTGGTAGCGGCGCATTTGTTTCCTCTGGAGTTCTTAGACAAACCTCTTCTGGAGCCGCACAAATTGACGTACACCTTGGAGCTTCCTCTGGTTCCTTGGTTCTTAATGGAGACTCAACAGGTCTCAGCATCAAAATCACTCGCTTCCCATCCCA